GCTATCCGATTAACCATCGGCTGGAGTGGCGCTGGCCAGCGGGCGGCATGGTCAAGCTGGCGCATCTGGAACACGAGAACACGATTTACGATTGGCACGGCAGCCAGATCGGCTGCATCTGTTTCGACGAGTTGACCACCTTCACCAAGCAGCAGTTCTTCTATCTGATCTCCCGCAACCGCTCACCGACCACGATACGTCCGTATATACGGGCGACCTGTAACGCCGACGCCGGAAGCTGGGTGGCGGAACTGATCGAGTGGTGGGTGGATCAGCAGACCGGCTATCCGATCCAGGAGCGTTCCGGCGTGGTGCGCTATTTCGTGCGCGGCGCTGATGATCAGCTTGTGTGGTTCGACAATAAACGCGAGGCGATGAACGCCACCGGCTATGACAAGGAAGACATCAAAAGTCTGACCTTCGTCGCTGCCCGGCTGGCCGACAATCCGGCGCTGACGCGATCCGACCCCGGCTATCGCGGCAACCTGATGATGCTGCCGAAGGTCGAGCGGGAACGCCTGCTCAACGGCAACTGGAAAATTCGCCCGCAAGCCGGGTTCTATTTTAACCGCTCGTGGTGTCAGGTGGTCGATATCCCGCCGGTCTGCACCAAGACGGTGCGCGGCTGGGACTTGGCGGCATCGGAACAGGAAGACGCGTCGGACCCCGACTGGACGTGCTGCGTCAAGATCGGGCTGACGCATGACGGGCGCTGGATCATCCTGCACTCGGACGCGTTCCGAGGCTCGCCCGCCGAGGTCGATCGGCGCATTCTGAATTACGCCATGCAGGACGGCTACGACAACACCACCTCGCTGCCGCAAGACCCCGGTCAGGCGGGCAAGTCACAAGTCATGGCGCTGACCCGCATGCTGCAAGGCTACATCGTGGAAAGCAGTCCTGAGTCGGGTGATAAAGTCACGCGGTTCGGGCCGTTCTCCTCGCAGGCCGAGGTCGGCAACATCCTGGTGCTGCGCGGACGCTGGAACGAGCGGTGGTTCTCGGAATTAGAGAACTTCCCCGAGGGCGCACACGACGACGATCCTGACGCAACGAGCAGAGCATTTAACGCGATCGCTCAACAACCGCCGATGCGGTTCGATCCTGACGAGTTGCGCAAACTGGGCATCCATCTCCCGCCCGACATGCTGGGAGGTCAGCTACCGTTCAATTGAGGCTGCATGGCGATTGCCGATTACCTGTGGGGTTTGCTGGGGCTGTTGGCGCGTGACGCTGCGCCCCAGACTCCAGCCGCGCCACCGGCCCCGTCAGCGTCTCCCCAAGGGTTCGATCCCGCCGCGATCTATCATTCGCTGATCAACATGGGCGCGCTGCGCGAGGACAACGCGACGCCGTTCCAGCTTTACTCGACGCGCACCGCGACACCGGACGATATCCGCCGCCTGTTCACGCCCGCACAGCCATTGCCCGGCGTGGTGCCGCAAGACGTGCGTCCGATGGCGATGGACGATGTCAACAACCCGATGTTCAATTACGGCGGCTTCAACGGGCTGCTGACCGAGGGCATGCACTGGCTCGGTTTCCCCTATCTGGCGGAACTGTCGCAGCGCACCGAGTATCGCCGCATCTCCGAGACCATCGCCAAGGATATGACCCGCCGATGGTTTCGCATCCAGGCCAAGGGCAAGGATGACAAGTCGGACAAGATCAGCGCGCTGGAAGCCTGCATCAAGCACCACAAGCTGCGCGAGAAGTTCACCGTCCTGGCGTTGATGGACGGGTTCTTCGGTCGTTCGCATCTCTACCTCGACATGGGCGACGGCGACGATCGGGCGCAGATGAAACTACCGCTGCCGCCCGATCCGCGCATGATCAAGCAGGGCGGGCTTAAAGGCGTCCGCGTGGTCGAGCCGATGTGGTGTTATCCGAATATGTATAACGCCAACGATCCGCTGAAGGAGAATTTCTATCTGCCGCAGACGTGGTGGGTGATGGGCAAGGAGGTGCATCGCACCCGGCTGTTGCCGTTCATCGGCCGCGAGATGCCCGACATGATGAAGCCCGCCTATTCGTTCGGCGGGCTGTCACTGTCGCAGATGGCGAAACCCTACGTGGACAACTGGCTGCGCACACGTCAGAGCGTCTCCGATCTCATTCATAGTTTCTCGACGCCCGTGCTGATGACCAACATGGGCAGCGTGATGAACGCGGGCGCCGCGACGCAGATGAAAATGCGCGCCGCGCTGTTCAATTACTTCCGCGACAATTCCAACCTGATGGCGTTGGATAAGACCACCGAGGATTTCAAGAATGTCTCGGCGCCGCTGGGATCGCTCGATCATCTCCAGGCTCAGTCGCAGGAGCATATGGCTTCTGCTGTTGGCATTCCTCTTGTCGTGCTGTTGGGAATTTCGCCATCTGGGCTGAACGCGACATCGGAGGGCGAACTCCAGGTCTGGGCGCAGTTCATCCACGCCAGTCAGGGTAATTTCTTTGACGCCAACCTGACCACGATCCTCAACATCATGCAGCTATCGCTGTTTGGCGAGATCGATCCGGCGATCACCCATGCCTGGGAACCGCTGCGCGAGATGTCGGAGCAGGAGGAGGCCGCCGCGCGCAAGTCGGACGCCGACCTCGACGCGGTCTATGTCAACGCGGGGGTTCTCTCGCCCGACGAGATCAGGCAGAAGCTTGCCGACGAATCCGACAGCCCCTATCAGGGGCTGGACCTCTCCACCCCTGCGCCTCCGCCGCCTAATCAGGAACCCGACCCACTGGGCGGCATGGGCGGAGGTGGTGGCCCTGGAGGGCCTCCCGGCGGACCCGGTGGGCCTCCAGGCGCCCCCGGCGGCGCTGGCCCATCCGGTCTGTCGAAACCCGCTGGCGGCTCGCCTGCGCCCGTGACCAGTGGTCCTGGCAAGATGGGCGAGGCGGGTGGATCGCCCAAAGCGCCAGACCCCAACAAAGGCTCGCGCGACGAGGAAGACGAAAACGGCCTGAAAGTGGGCGAGGGCCACACCAAAGTGGTGACCCAAGACCCCGACGCGGCGATCCATGTCCACCTGGGGCCGCACGATCGCGGCCATGTCCAGCTTGGCGCCGACGCTTTCAATCCCAACGAGCCACGCGATGCGTCTGGTAAGTTCGGTTCGGGCGGCGGTGCTGCCCCGGCGACGCTGGCGCATGTCGAGGCGCACTGGGACCAGCACGGCATCAGCCATCATCTGAGCGAACACGGCGACACCATCACACTGAGCAAGATCGCGCTGCCCAAGGAGGCACGCGGTCAGGGCATCGGCACCCAGGCAATGCACAGCCTGACGGCGTATGCCGACGCGAACGGCAAGACCATCGCGCTGACGCCATCGACACATTTCGGCGCCAGTAGCGTGGCCCGGCTGACCGATTTCTATAAGCAATTCGGCTTCACCCCGAACAAGGGCCGCAAGCGCGATTTCTCGACCACAGAATCGATGCTGCGCCGACCGGCGAAGCAGGCACAGGACGCTGATCCCGAGTGGGACGAAAGCAAGATCAAGCGCGCCGATAATGGCCAGTTCGGTTCCGGCGGTGGCGCCGCGACCGCGAAGACCGCCAAGCAGGCGCAGCGCGCCAAAGGCGCCAAGGCCCCCAAGACAGGCGCCGGAACGTCAGCCTCCCTGCCGGGTGTTTCCCATGAAACCAACGCCAGCAATGCTGACGTTCCGGCCGGTGCGGTCACTTTCAGCACCAAGAAGCCCGCCAGCGGCAGCCTGCATGGCGTGGCGTTCAAGCCGTGGGACGACCACCCGACGACCAGCGAGGGCTGGCAGGCGGAGGCCGACAAGGGTCCGGAGTTTGAGGAACCCGAGGTGCCGCCGCTCAAGGGTGGGCGCAAGCAGGCGGCGGGCGTCATCGTGCAGGAACCGGACGGGCGGGTCTGGACCATCCGGCCCAGCAACGCCTATGGCGGCTACAAGGCCAGCTTCCCCAAGGGCGGCGTCGATAAGGGCGACAGCCTGCGCTCGACCGCGATCAAGGAGGCTTTCGAGGAGTCGGGGCTGCGGGTCGAACTGACCGGCTTCGCTGGCGACGCCCAGCGCGACACCTCGCAGGCGCGCTACTATTACGCCCGCCGGATCGGCGGCTCGCCGTCTGAGCATGGCTGGGAGAGCGAGGCGGTGGCGCTGGTGCCGCCCGGTGAACTCCACCAGCACCTCAACAAGCCGATCGACCGGCTGATCGCGCAGCATACGATCGAGGGCGGCGACGAACACCACCCGCTCGATTTCTCCAAGATGAAAAAGGTCGGCGGGGCGCTGGGATCGAACCCCGGCGGCGAATACGAAGACCCCGACAGCGGGCGGC